CATCAAGCTGGTCACCAATATCTCCATAAGCTGCTTTTCTTGTAGCTCTTACATGATTGTTTGATTGTTCAACATTCCCAGCTTCTTCATAAGAATTTAGTTGCTCGTCTGTTGGTTGATCTAAACCTTCGACATTCCAGATTTTTATGTATTCACCTTCACCATCATCTTTAACATGAACGTTGCCGATGTCTGGATCGAACTTAACTTCTTTGCCATTTGCTTCACAATATAATTTTATTTTAGTTGGTAAACTTGCCATATTATACTCCTATTAGTTTAAAACCCATAAAGAATGATTTAGGTACAGTACCATCTCCATTTGCACCATTACCATCACCAGCATTTTGAAACATGGATACTGTTACTTCATCACTAGCACTTAAAGCTAAAGTAGTGCCTAGTTGAACTGTATCAAAATTTGTGCCTCCAGAGTCACTATTTCTCATTTCAGCTGATGCTTTTTCCGTACCACCAACATTTATTTTTACAATAAATCTACCACCATTAAAATTACTTCTCATAAGTTGAGTATAAAGATAATACTTTCCTCCTTCTCCAGATGGAACTGTAAATTTACCATTTGATGTGTCATAAGCAGAATCACTGTCAACTTGTTCTGAATTAAAAATTATAACAGCTTCAGCACCAGAATTTGTTGTTTGTGATGAATTTAAAAATGCTTGAAAAGCAGGTGTGTTGTCACCTCCAAAACCTGTAGCTGTGCCAGAGTTTGCTATTGTTGCACCAGAAGGTATTGTTATTGTATCTCCACTATCTCCTATTGTTAATGATGTGCCTGAACTAGGACTTACCTTATCTACTTTAATTTCACTACTCATCCTTAGTCTCCTTTAATTCTTCTTTTAATATATTAATATAGCCTTGTTGGGCAAATCTTAGATCCTGCATATGTTTAGATACACGCACTACTTCTTCTAAAGCTGCTTTAGCTTTGTTAGATATTTTAGTTTCGTCATATTCTTTGTTGTCTAGTGTAAACATTTTGTCTCCTAACAATGCAACGTACATGGAACAGTATAACTACCATCACTATACGTCTCTATTTTTACATTTGAATTTACTTTAGCAACTGTCTTGCTTCTAATAATATCATCCTCTTGTAATTTAGCTGTGCCATCACCATTAGAAACAAGTAAATCACCAGCTTCTACAGTTTCGTCTTTATTAACTCTTATAATGAATGTACCAACTTGAGCAATATACATATCATTGACATCACCATCAAGTCCATCATCAGCATCGTCCCAATTTGAAAATACACCATAAACTTTTTTACTATCTGCTAAGTCAGAGACTTTACATTTAGTGTGCTTTACATCATCTTCTTTAACGATAATTCCTGTATATTCAGTTCCATCAGATGTAAAAGTAATTTCATCACCAACTGATTTATTACCTAAAGCTATTGATTCTTTTACTGTGTGTGCTGGTGTTACATTACCCTTATCATCTGTGCTTTCTTCTACATCTGCAACAGCTTGATACCAGTCACACATCTCATCTATTGAATCCATTATAGTTCCACGCAGTATTGTTGGTTTAGAGTTATCAACAAGTCTTGACCAGTGAGAGCCAGTAAAACCACCATAGGTAACTGTTGACCCTGATACAGTTATTGCACCCTCTTGGGCATTTTGAGCATAAATTAAAATAACATTGCCATCATTAGTTGTTCTGTTAAAATAAGCTACTGCATTAGCATCTACTGATGCTCCAAATATACCGCTTCCCCTTGCTTCAACACCATTAGCTAAAACATCAGCCGAAGATTTACCGACTAAAACATTACCAGAACTATCAATACGCATTCTTTCAGAACCATTGACATAAAATCTTAAAAAATCACTAGAATGATTGTAATTTAAAGAACCTCTAAAACTGCCAGAGTTATCAGGGTCAAAAAAACTTACATAACTATTTTCATTATTTGGAGCAATTATAGCTATGCCACTTGCACCAGAGCTTTCATCACCAACAACTAATTCATGATTGTTTGTTATTAATGAATTTGTGTGAGATGAGCTTCCAACTCTAACTGCATTATTACCACCATCAACAAGCAACATATTAGCATTACCATTAGATTCTACTCGAAAGTCTATGTCTGCCGAACCTTCGTTGATTGCAAACTCTCCTGATGTAATAGATGCTATGTTTACACCACCAGATTCTATTACTAATGTATCGTCACTAGCTGACGATATACTGGTATCTGCATCATCATCAAAGTCAATTTTATTATTAACTCCGTCTATTTGTATTCCTGCCATTTGTTTCTCCTTATATTACGACAACAGTAGAATTAGAGCCTACTGTAATAACTCCTGTTACACTTACTGGACCAACCATAAACATATTCTGACTGGTCAAAGTAAATGTATTCGAAATTGTGTTTGAATGTATAAATGAACCGCCAGCACTTTGCAAGGCAAACGCCCCTGCTGATGAGACTTGTAGTCTCTCTGTGCCACCAGTATCAAATCTTATTGTGTCATCATCAGAACCTTCTTCTACTTGTATTTTAGTATCGTTGTCTCCATCAACAACTAACTCAGATGATGAACCTTGTATGCCTAGTTCTATTTTCAAAGGTGTGCCAGTACCTGCAATAGTCTGTGTGACATTGATAGTATTGGTTGGGTTTGAAAAAGCTGAAGATACAATCGTACCTTCTGTTACGTTGCCAGAACTATCTGTTATACGAATAGCTCTACCTGCATAGTATGTAGCTGTTAGGTCTGTGCTTGTAGCTGTAATCGTAATTGTATCAGAGTCTGATCGTGCTACTGTGTAAGTACCATCACCGTCACCAAACTCATAGAAGCCTTCACCGATTTGGTTATACATACTACGGATGTTAGCCATAGTCTCACGTGCTGCATTGTTTACATTAGAAGGAGCCATACCTTCAGAAAAGTTTACAGTTTGCGTGTCAGTGTTGTTACCTGCGGTTGTGCTGTATTTACCTACGCCTGTTCCTGCCATGTGATCTCCTAATTAGTTATTTGTTCTATTCTCTGTGTTACAGACTCACGCATTACATCAGGGTTATTTCTTAAAAATAATATACGTGCTGCCTCTTGGTCTGCTGAAATTATTCTTCTAACTATTTCACCTCTTACAAATTTATTTACGTTTTGATAACCAGGTGAATTTATAACATTACTTATTTTATCATAAGTACCTAACTGTCTCATGTAAGATAATAATTCTGAATATTGCGCACTCGTTAGTTTTACGCCTCTTAAATTTCTTGACGGCATAGACACTCTTATTTCAGATTTTTCCATCTCGTCAAACACAGGGTCTACTGTAGTAGTTTGTGAGTAAAAAGGTGAAACAAAGTCTGGTCCTAACGCACCTGAATATACTTGTACAAAACCAAAAATATTTCTTCTTGGTGGCAAGTTTTCAGACAAGGTAGGTATTGAGTTTCTTATGCTATCCACTATACCCTGAGCATCCCTTCTTACTGGGTCCATTTGGTTTCTTACGTTTGCAACTATTCTTGGTACAAAACTAGATCCAAACCTGCTAATAAAATAACCGCCAGATCTTTCAGGGTCTGCAATAGCATCAACTAAATTACTTACACCAGTTAAAAATGTTTTGTTTGTTATATTATCAGTAAATGATGCAATGCCCATAGAAACCAAAGTTGTCATTTTTTCATCATAATCTTTAATATCATCTCTTTGTGCATATCTAATTATTTCTGCTGTATCAGCTCCCAAACCAAACAAAACTCCAAGCGGTTCTACTCTATTGTAAGCATACCATCTGTTGCCTATTCTAACAGAATAAGGTTGATGATTTTCTCTCCACACTCTATACGCAGCAGGATCAGTAGGCCCTCTACCTGTTACAATTTCTTGCATACCAAGGTATGTAACATAAGACATGACACCAGTACCCATTATTAGTTTAGCTCTTGCTATATCTGCTTCTGCTCCACCTGCTCTGATTGCATCCCTATACTTACCTAGCAACGGAGCTGCTGGAGTTCTTTCAATAGCAAATGTAATTATATTTGCAGGCGTGTTAATAAACGGCACAATAAAACGTGCTGCTGGATATTTTTGCACAAGCCCTTTAAAAACATCTGCTATAGGACCAGCCGTATTAGTAAATGTTTGATACCTTGCGCCATCTGTAGCTGCTTGTCTAACAGCAGCAATAGAATCTATCTTTTTAGATAGTTGATTTGCAAGCTCTTCTTGACCTTCGTTTATAGCTTGTATTCTTCGGTTGCTTAATACTGACAAGTCTTCGTTTTTTATCTCATTAATTCTTGCAGCTAACTTGCGACCTGTAAGATTTTCTTTTAATCCCTGTCTCATTGCTAATGCGTTAAGCTCTTGTCGGTAACCAATGCCTTTGAAAAACTGATCCTCCGCACCTAAAAATCTAAAAGGTATTCTGACAGCCTTACCCCCAGCTCCTTGTATGGCTCTCCTTCTACCATCAAGTTTAGTGTAAGGATCAATAAAATCTTCGTTACTTAAAGCTCTTGTTGCTCCTCTCAGGCCCTCTCCAAAACCTTCTAGTGTGCCAAAAGCCTTTGACGCAGCTTCACGTATTGTTACTCCAGATTTGCCTTTGCCAGTAATTTTGGATATACCAGCAGCAACAAACCTTTCAGGTATGGTCCATACAGAAACTAAGGCATTAGATGTTATGTTTACAGAATGTGTAACAGGATTAGATAATAAAGCATTTAGCCATACCTCTTGTATTTTATCTATACCTCTAACATCTGGCCAGCTTCTAACATACTTGTTCATAGCCCTTGCTGTTATTTCGTCTCTCGGTGTCTCTGCTATTGTTCTAGCAAATTCTTGTAAGTCTTGTTTTCTTGCATTTTCCCAAAACTCATTTGCAGCAGCTTGTCTTTGTTTAGGTGTAAAAGCCTGACCGTCTGACATTGCTTTAAATGCCTGACCACCTCTACCCCAAGATGCAGCTAGTCCAGTTAATTGTTCAGTTAAACTATTAGATCTTTCCATAGATCTTTGAAATTCAATATAGTCTGCTGGTGATTGTGTACGATGTGCTTTTACCGCAGCAGTGTACATATCTTCAACAGAGGCTACAGTAAGTTGTCTAGCAGCGTATATATATTCTGGTAATCGTTTCCAATCTATGTTTCTATTTTTTATAAAGTCATCTGGACTCAGACCTAAAGTATCAGATAATTTTTGTAACTCACTATCTACGTTTAGTCTAGGTCCACGTGCAGCTTCTATTCTAAAACTGTTGGAGGAAACAATATCATCCAATACAGCCTTTACTGGTTTGTCGTTATCTATATTTCTAAGGTTAATGTTAAAATCACCTGCGTATTTAGGTAGACCTACTTCATCTTCTTTTGTTTTCTTTGCAATCTCTTCTGCTTTTTCTTTTGCTGCCGTTGCGTCTACTGTTTCACCAAACCTAACTTTTACTTTTTTTACAACACCGTCTACTGGTTTATTAACTTCTATGTCTGGTGTTCTTGTAGTAACTGAAACATCCTCTGGTGTTTTTCTATCTATTATATCACCAACCGTTTCTCGTTTTAGTTCAGGTTTTTTAGATCTAAAAGCCCTTGCGCCTGCAACCACTACGTCTAATGCTGTACCTAATGCAGCACCCTCTAGTGCCATCTTCATTCTTGATTGAGCCGTTGTATCATCTGGATCAGCTTGTAAATATTCTGTTACTGGGTTTGCTATTTCAGGATAGCTTTGTACTAAATTAGAAAGTCTTTGCTCTTCAGGGCTAAAAGCAGCTTGCTCTGCTGCTGCGCCTACTACAGTAGCTCTAGTTGCACTGCCAACAAAAGTTTTTGCTTTTGGTAAAACTTTAGCAGCACTCAAAACTTTTGATAAACCTGCGTATGGTATAACAAAACCTGTAATGTCTCTAACAACAGAACCTCCAAAGTATTGTGGTTCAGGTACTTCTGGCAACCATTCTTTTTGCTCGTCAGTAAACTCTTCACCTGTTGCGTACTCATATATATCGTAGCCCAACTCCATCGTTGCTTGCGCTGTGTCTCTTGCAGCTCCTACTAATGTCCTGTAAACATTTTCACCAAACCCAGGTTTAGGTTTTAAGCTATCTGGTATAACTTCACTTGTTCTTGTAGAAATAGAATCAGGCAAAGTTAATTTTTGTTTTAAACTTTCAGGTATAATTTCTTTATCAGCCATACTATCCTTGGCCAGCTAATAGTTCTCTAACTCTTTGTTCTGCGTCTGCTCTATTTACATTAGGGTTTGCATCCATATAATCTTTAATTAATTGTGGATCTACTTCTTGTGTCGTGCCTGGATTTATGCCTGCTCCTAAAGCTGCGTAAGTTAGTTGATCAATAGGACCCATTGGTCTTACAACATAACCTTGTTGAACTAATTGATCCAACATTGGATCATCTCTTCTTCTAGAAATTTCTTGTCCTTGTGGTCCTGTTAAAGTCACAAAAGATTCCGTAGATCCTTCGTTAGCTTCTTGCACTGCTTTCATTGCATTCAATAATCCTTCTGCTGTGCCTTCGCCTTTTTCAGCACTAGCCAATAAAGATATAGCCATTAACATCATGTCATTGTTTGCAAGCTCAGAAAGTTTAGGGTTCTTGCTTGCTTTGTCTAAAGTGTCTTTGATTATTTCTTGATTAGCCTGAGTTGTTTGTTGTTCTGAAGTTGCTTTTTCTTCATCTGATGCAGGGCTGTTTTGTATGTTTTTATTATTTTTTGTGTTTTCTAATATCTCTGATGTTTTGTCTTCAACTTCAGTTTTTAGTTGATTGAGTTTATTAGTTACAGCATCCTTGGCTTCTTTGTAGTTTCCGCCTTTGTATGTTTTTCTAAATTCATTATAACCGCTTCTTATTGCGTCTTCGCCTTGTTGTACGATTTCAGGAAAATCATTTTTAAAATCTGATATGCTGTATGCAGTTGGATCTTTTGACATTCTAAATCTTTCAGCTTCACGTAACGCTTTTCTTGTGTCTAATTTTTGTATCTGCTCATCATACTTGTTTTGAACGTCTTGAACGATGTCACTAATGATACCGCCCTCACCAGTAAACGATTTAGCTGTTTCTGTTTGAGCAGCTTTTGTCTGATTATCAAAATCATAGTTTGTGTCTACATTTTGAAACGCAGGATCTGTACCTAAAAAGTATTGTAGAGTAGGATCTACAACATTTTTCATGGCTAAATTAGTTCCTACCTGAGCTGCTTCAGCAACAGGACCTAATGTAGCTGCTAAGTCTTGTACAAAAGGAACTCGATCTCTTTGCTCAATTGGTATCATTACGTTAGGATTTACTCTTGCTCCAGGTAAACCCATAAAATTATCGACCCTTGACGGTCTTACTCTACCAAAACGATCAGGAGCTAGTAAACCTTGCCTAGCTGCTCTGTTCATTTCAATTCTTTCTCTGTTTGTCATTCTGTCACCAGTAACAGGATTGACAGTCATACCAGGTAAAAATGGTCTACCTCTTGCAGCAGGTAAATCACCACTTAAATAATCTTGTGCTGCGTCAGATAAAAGACCAAAAGGATTGAAAGGTTGTCCGTGAAATATATTATGTGGCATAAATATCTCCTATAATAATCCTGCTAATCCACCACCTATTGCAAATAGTGGGTTAGTAGATCCTAATAAATTTGCTATTTGTGCGCCTCCAAGTGCGCCTCCTAAACCTCCAAGCAATCTGTTTCTCTCAGGTCCTTGAGCCTGACTTACAGGAAAACCACTTGCAATTGGTGTTATTAAACCTGCATAATCCTGTAATGCTTGCATTGGTGCTTGTTGTCCAAACTGAAACCTAGATATTTGATCTTGTAACTGTCTTCTTGCAAGATCTTCGTAAGCTGAACCAACTTGACCTAAAGAGCTTATTGCTCCCATTCTACGAGCATCCATGCCAGCTTGTATCCCAGGCAATGCGCCTGCTGCTTGCAATTGTCTGTTTCTTTCCTGATTGCTAATTTGTGCAGCTATAGGTGCGTATGCTTGTGCCACTCCACGTGCTGCTGCTTGCTGTGCGCCTGGACTTGTGCCAGTTCTACCCATACCACCAAACTGAGTTTGTATGTTTCCTAATACATCGGAGGTTATGCCAGATCTTATATCAGATAAATATTGATTTGTTTGGGGTGTGCTTGCAAATTGACTAAATACGTTTGCTGCCTGCTGATTAAGAGCAGACGGTGCTGCTGCTTCTAGAGCTGCTGCCTGTTGTAAATTTAAAGCCTGTTGTGTTTGATCTGCAAACGGTACTACTGTACTGCCTGGAAAAAACTGTCTACCAACACCACTTCTGTAAATGTTTTGAGCTTCGCCTAATATGTCCTGCAAAAATGGTTCTGCTGGTGCATAAGGTTCAGTCCTTGTTGTGGTTGTATTACCTCCGCCACTTGACATACTTATTCCTCCAATTTCTTTTCAAGTAAGTAATGGGTAACTTTATACCCTTTTTGTTTTAATAGTTTAGACCATCCTGGTCTGGCATAAGTTTCAAAGTGCGTACACTTATTATCTTTAGCCCATTTTTCAATTACGTGCAATTTATCCTGCCATAATTTTCTGTCTTTGCCTGTGCAAATAAATATATTTGCCACTTTAGTATTAGGCCGTATAATTACTCTTGTTACGACAACACCTTTAAGTTTTGTTTTTGCGTCATCATCCCATACAAGCCAAAGTTGATTATCGCCTTTTACACAATATTCATATACATCAGATGTGTTAAAATGATGACCTGAGTATGCTAATGCTTTTGTGATTGCATCATCTACTAATGTCCAAACTGATTCTATATTTTCTTGAGGTATTTGAACAACACCAATCATGTAACCTCTAAATAACTACAAACTACGTGAAGATCGTCAGCGTTTTGTGCTTGTACTTTCAGCTCTTCATCTGTTGTCATCACTATCGGATGTGTCAATAATTCTTCAGTTGTTTTCGCAGTTATGTTTTTTTCTTTAAATAAACTAAATACTGTATTGCTTGTATTTAAAAGTGTAACTGTTATATGACAAGCGTTGCTTGTATCATCGTTTGATACTAAGATACTTTTTACAATACTTGTTGTAGCAGCAGGTACAGTGTATAAAACTGTATCACTGGTAGATGATAAATCTACTTTGCTGTTTTTATATGTGTGTGCCATTAATCTTTATGTTTCGTTAAATTTATCATTGCTCCTGCATTGTCTTCTAGTCTTTTCCAAAACTCATCTAGTGCGTTTGGATGTTCGCAGTTAGCACATTTACAAACCTTACAAACACCATTGTCACCGCAGTGACAATTATGATCGCAATTTATGCAAGAAACCATGCAACAACCTCTTGGTTTTCAGTGTTGTGATAAGTAATTAGTTGGTTTGCTAAGTCCTCAACAATACGCTGAAAGTCCTCAGTGCTATCAATGTACTGATAAATGTATTCTAAATTTTGTTTACTAGCCATTTAGTTAGGACCTGCTCCACCTCTTCTACCGCCAGTTCCTCCCATACCACTTGCATCTCTGCCTCCTGTGTTGTCTCCTCCAAAACCACCTCCACCTGATCTGTTGCCTTTACCAAGGTCAGCATCACGTGCTGATGGACCTGTCGTTGGTGTTCCAAAATCTGCTGGGTCTCTATCTATTCCACTTGATCCTTTGTAAGAAGTGCCAAGACCAAACATATTTACTCCGAAAGGTTTTGATGCTTCAACGTCTTTCATAATGTCATCTATTCTTTGTTGACGATCAATATTGCTTACAAAAGTATCAACTAATCCTAAAAGGCCAGGAAGTTTGCTTATTTCCTCATCTGGAATATTAAAACCATATTGTGCAATTTCATTTCTTAAAGCATTTCTTGCTTGCATTTCATTAAATCTATCTCTGTTATCTCCACCCCCACGCATCTGACTTGTCTCTTGCGTTTGTGCGTTAGGTAACATCATTGGTACATTCTGAAAGTAATTACTTTGAAAAGGTTGTGGAGTATATGTAAATGATCCTGGTGAGTAATTTAATAAACCAGAACCCATGCTTCCACCAAAGACTGGTATTTGCTGTCCAGGAGCAAGTGATAATCCTGGCATTTGAAACTGATTACCCATAAATTGATTTCTAGCAACTCCATCTATAAAATCTGTTTGTTGTGGTGTGTAAAATCCTACAGAGGCTATATCATTTGATAATAAGCCTGCTGATTGTTGTAGTTGTTCAAGAAATGTCATCTATATCCTTCTTTTATAGCTTCTATATCAATACCCTGTGCGTCATTCCATGTCGTACCTGCTGGTATTTGCATATTAAATTTAAAATATCTTGCACTCTTATGAAACGGTATTGTTCCTGTAGCGTGCATTGTTGCAACTGGTGATGTTGTAGATTGTGAATCACCTACTCTGTTACGTGTAGTTAAAGATCCAGTAGCTGATGTTGTGTCCACAATAGGTCTAACGTGTGTTACCAGTGACCTGTTTTGCGGAAATATCTCTGTCTCTCCAGTGCCTATCTCACACTCAAGGTTTGATCCCTCAAATGTGCCAAACTTATGATCGGTGTCAAATACACCAAACGACCTCAACCCACCTACAAATATATCACTATCTAGTGGTACATTAATAGCATCTAAGTTATTAGATCCTGTTGATGGATAGTCATCTAATTCATCTACAGTAAAACCTGGAGATATGTAGTTAAATATAAACTCATGCGATAGTTCTGTAATAGACCATCTTTGAGTTTCATAGTTGTATATAATAATTTTATCTGTTACACCACTCGCAGTAGATGGATATGACCAACAAACTAATTTGTTAGCATAATCTACAGCAGCTTTTACTCTTTCTCTGTGTGCAAATCTAAGATCAGATTTAAAAAATCTATCTACTTTACCATTACCGATTGGTTTTGATGAGTTGCCATCTGTAACTCTAAAACCATCTTCTGATAGGAAATATACAAGGTTACCTACTTTGATAACTGTTTTACCTTGCACTGCACCTATGTTGTCTTCAATACGTCTAAAAGAAAATATAACATTACCACCTCTATAGTCCATTCTGGTAATTCTGTTTTCTTGAAATATCAAACCAAACTGTCCACCTGTTACGCCAGTAACTACACCGCCCTCTGGCAATGTTTCTGAGTCAGCTTGATTGACACCCTCTGTCCAAGATGTTGCGCTGTTGAATGATGACCATTGCACTTTATTTTGTGCTGTTGGTTGAAATCCAGTAACTACAAAGTTGTTTACAACTGCTGCGTGTCTGAATGTAGGCGGTGAGCCTGCAAGTGCAGCAAAGTCTGTAGAGGTATCAAGTGACCACGCTTGAGGTGCATCCACACCATTAAAAGCTATCACGCTTTCACCAAACTTTACGAAATCCCAATATCCATTTTCAGCAGTGTTAAATGTTGTGCCACCACTTTCATCAACTACAGAGTTTGCAAGTATTCTATAAAGTTTACTAGAGTCACCTGCAAAGATACTGACATTACCAGTATCAGATGTAAAAGATGCAGCTCCCTGCGCCCTGTTATCCAAAGCGTTAGCTGTAGCCTGTGTGATACTCTTAAATGGTCTGTAACTATTTACAGCAGGATATACGTTCTTGGCTTGCGTTGCACCAGGATTTAAATGATCTGGTAAATCAGGCAGCCACTCTCCAAAAGGTACTTGCATTATTTTACGTTATCAAAATTGTTTATGTTAATTCCAGACCTTTGTACTAAAGGTGTTCCGTTGTATTTATCTTTTTCGTCTGCCTCTTCTACTTGTTTTAACGCAGCTTCGTATTGTGCTTTAAACTGTGCAACAGTTGCTTGGTCCATACCTCTAATAAATGTAGATGCAAAGTATAATGCACCATACAGATAAACATCTGGGTGATTAGTTAAAATATAATTAGTAGCTGTGCTACCATCTAGTGAATCTAATGCTTTGTAAAAAACAAGACTAGCAGTGTAGCTTGTGTCTGGCAAAGGACTAAATCTAAAGTTTGATCCCTCTATCGAATATACCTTTGGTGTTCCTGTTTGTGATGAACCTTTAGTTTCGTATTGATGAAACGGTGTCATGTATTGTAAAGCGATCTTTGGGTTTTGTACTAAATGAAAACTTCTAACTTGTAAAAAACCTGTAGGTAATGCTTCTGTTTCAGAGTCAATAGTAAATGACGAAACATTTTCCATAGCTCTAATACGCAATCTACGATTTAAGTCTGCTTCTGTAAGATCAATAAAGTCATCAATCTCTGAAGATAAATCATCCCTAGCAAGAAAGTTTGCTATTGCCGTTTTTAAATTTGTGTAACTATCTAATGCCATTATAATCTTTTATCTCCTGTTCTAAAGAACATAAACTCATTACTGTTTACCATTTCTCTAATAATCTTTTTCTGTTCGTCTTTGTGTACTTTATACCAATTAGAGTGTCCAAATCGTTCTTTTGTTTTAATTTTTAAAGCGATCAAAGGTATCTGAGCTATGCGTTGCATATCTCCTTTTTGTGTCACGTTGTTTTGTGACCACTTGTTTTGTTCAAGAATATTAGTTGTGTCTTGAGTATTTCTTACAACAAGTTTTCTTGTACCTCGATCTATGTGTATGTCTTGATTTTTATCGTAAGGATTGTTCATACAACAACAACTGTACCAGTAACAGTAACAGTTGCTGCAAAAGTTATAGGACCTGCAAAAACTGCACTTGTAATAATTTGATCTTTATTAATTTCTGTGTCGTGTTCGTGTATTGTTTCGCCTGCTGGTGCATCACCAATATACTGAACGCCTCCGACTGAAGTTATTGTTGCCATGCTATCTCCTATGTACTAATTGAGTCAACCACTGATACCCACACATCAATACTGTCTGCTGTACCAGCTTGTCCTTTTAAAATATCTCCACTTTGTAAAACAAATTTAGCACCACCCTGTACCAGCTCTACTGAACTTGCTGGTGGTATAGATAAATCTTTTACAAGGTATCTTGTTGTAGAACCACCTTCAGAAACAAATATGCTTACTGTAACGGTAGTAGTTAAAATATTTGCTAGTCTTAAACCAACAACAGCATCATCACTGTTTGATGTGAAAATTGTGGTTGCAGAGTTTGTTATCTGCGCTCCATTTGATTCAAAGTCTTGTGCCATGTTTTCTCCTTATAATGCGATTGCCATTGCCACGGCCAGACCTTTACTAGCTTTGGCATCTAATTGTGTTTGAATATCTGAAGTTACAGAGCCTAGATATTGGAACTCTGCACTTGTTACTGAACCATCAGCTATCTTAGTAGCGTCTATAGCAGCAGATGCTTTAATGTTTGCGTTTTCAATATTAGTAATACTGTTACCTGTACCATCAGCATCAATAGTTTTATTAGTTAGTGTGTCCGTAGAACTAGCGGTAATACCACCAATGTCTGATAGCACTTCAGCAGTTGATCTGCTTTCTAATCCATTTGCAGTAAACCTAGCGTATTCATCATCGGCAACACTAGCACTATCAATCTTAACTGCGTTTGTATTACTAATACCAAAAGTAAGTGATGCCTGTCCACCAATGTCACTAAGCACTTCACTAGCTGATCTACCTTCGATTGATGTACCTGCTACTCTTAAGAAATCGTCATCAGCTACACCACTTGTAAAGATAGGAATATTAGTATCTGATATACCGAATGTTAATGAAGCCTGTCCACCGATATCACTTAAAACTTCTGATGTACTTCTACTCTCTAAACCATTAGCAGTAAATCGTGCATACTCATCATCTGCTACTGAACTACTATCTATCTTAACAGCATTGGTATTAGAGATTCCAAAAGTTAATGTAGCTTGACCTCCAATGTCAGATAATACTTCAGCATTAGACCTGCTTTCAAGACCACTAGAAGTAAATCTAGCATATTCATCGTCAGCTACACTTGATGAATCTATTTTTACAGCGTTAGTATTTGAGATACCAAATGTTAAACTAGCTTGTCCGCCTATATCAGAAAGCACTTCTGCTGTACTTCTGCTTTCCAAACCTGAAGCTGTAAACCTTGCGTACTCGTCATCAGCCACAGAGCTGCTGTCTATTTTAACTGCATTGGTATTGCTTATGCCAAATGTCAAAGATGCTTGACCACCTATGTCTGAAAGAACTTCTGAGGCAGAACGACCTTCAACACTTGTTCCTGCTATTCTTAAGAAGTCATCATCAGCAACACCTGATGTAAATTGTGGTACATTTGTGTTACCAATACCGAATGTTAGTGATGCTTGTTTACCATCAAGCTGTGTTTGTATATCACTTGATACACCGTCAAGTCTTTGAAACTCTGTATTTGATACTGATCCATCTCCTATTTTAGCAGCGTCAATTGCTGTAGGTAAATTACCAGCAGATACGCTTACAACTAAATCTATTGTGCCGTCACCGTCTTCATAAGTTGCAGTAATGTCTGTTTCTGTGTTACTGCTAAACATAGCACCAACAATATCTTGCACAGCTTCTGTAGTTACACCTGCGTAGGTTTTTACATTAGCTGCTGTAATTTTTTTTGTTTGACCTGCATCAGTGTCTACTATCGCAAATACATCATCATCTGCTGGTGTAGACAATGCTGTCAAATCACTAATCTTGCTATCTGCCATTTCTTGTTTTCCTTAATTGCTCTTTTGCTTTTTTTGCAATATTTACTACCTGACTTTTACCCATAACTTTTGCTCTTTGCTCCATTACGGTTAGTATCTGTATTTTTCTTGCAAATGGTTTTTTTATATTTTTAACTTTTCTAACTGTAGCCCTAGCATCTGCTGGTGTTGCAAATTTAATTCTTACAGTATCTTTGGGGTTTTCATCAGTGTAAAGTCTACGACTGCTTCCCTTTGGTTTTTTTCCTGTTCCTACTTTGGGGTCTTTTGCCATTTTCTTTCTTTTTCAAAAAATCTACGAGTTCTTTAAAAGTCATTTACCTTGACCTCTGTACCTTTTAAAGTTTCTACGTTTGTGTTTGTTCTTAGGTCTTGATCTTATACTTTGTCCAATAGATGTTCTTTTCTTTGGTCCAGCTTCATGTTCTACGTAACTTTTTGCTTTACGTGCCATTAGTTAGGTATTGGTCTACCGCTAAACACAGTGCCGACTGCTTGTTCTAATTTTATATTGTCTCCTGCCTGTATGAGCAAGTACGTACCATCTTCTAATTTTAAATTATCATTTGGTGTGTCAGTACGTCTATCTCTATATCTATCTTGTCCTCTATGCGAAAATCTTGTAGCAATGGTCATTGTGTTAGTTCAGATACCCTTGCAGTTCCGTCTGTAGATCCCACTCTTAAAACAGCTACTTTAGTAGCAGGTGCAACCCTAAAATATTCTGGTGTAAACGCAGGCACAATTAAACTTGATGAAGTTGCAGTAGGTGAAGCAGAATTCATTTCCACATAAGCATCAACAGTTGTAACAATTCTTACCTCTCTTGTTTGCGCATCGAATGCGTTAGATGTTGCAGCAGATGAGCTGCCAACAGCTACCGTCTGTGTTGATCCAATTTTAAATGTAGTAGGTGCTTTATAATCAGTCATAATTACTCCGATAGTTCTGAAATAAATAATGAACCATTACCAGAGTTTCTTATTACAGATATAATGTTACCTGGTGCTACTTTAAAATATTCAAAATCTTTTGCAGCCAATGGTGTTGAAGATGCTGTTGCAGTCACAGCAGGTTTGCTAATTGTAATATGACAATCAGTAGTGGCATATAATCTTACATACCTAACCTGATCTGAAATTGCAGAACTGTTTGCAGCACTAGCTGTGTAGTCTACCTTCTGTACGGTTCCTGTTAATTTATAATACATAATGTTCCTTAGAATGATTCTAAAGAGGGAGCCGAAGCTCCCTCACTTAGATTATTGGTTTACGTCTAAAAGAATGCCGTGTGCGGCTTCGTTTCTGACTTCAAGTGTGTACTCTGCTAAGAGTTGTTTCTTCTCAGAATCACCAGTTTTTGCTAGATCCTGAACTTGGAAATCTCTTAGGTAAGCAGTTGCCATCATATCTCTTTGGATAAGGAAAGCATTACTTTCACTTGTTACTGCCATAACTCTGTTTGGTACGACCTGTAGGTCACCGAAATCAGATGAGTAAACATCAATAGCTGCATACTCTACTCTGTTTTCAGCTTGACCAAACCTTGTTGTGTTGGCGTTAAACCCAGATACAGTTTGTTTGATACTCGGTGGTACAACAAGCATATCCATTTCTCCACCTGACTCATAAACCTCTTTGATAACAGTCTTTAGGATTGTCTCAGTAAGGTCTCTGTCAGTACCAGAGTTGGGTAAGTCTGTTCCAGAACCAGTAGAAAGTGAACCACCAGTACCTGCATCACCGTTAGTAGCAATCCATGTAGGAATAGATCCTAATGCTCTAGCAGCAGTTGCAGAACCGACAGCTTGTACTTGACCTTTGATAAGGACAAATTCCATGTCTTTCTTTAATTCTTTCGACTTCTTAGCGACTTGATAGGCCATTTCGTCAGCACGGCCTGCTGCATCCACTGCACCTTGTGTACCTGACACAGCGATTACTTTGTCAGATATTTGAGTGAAGTTAAATGCTCTAGTCGTTGCACTCATAGCGTCAATAGTTGCATCATCACCTTCGATAACTGAGTTAGCAGCGGGTGTTGCAAGTGCATCTAATTGCCATTCGTGCTTTGTTGATTTTGCGGTTGTACGAGGTATCGCAGATAAAATTGGGGTATCCTCAGGACTAATGTTATAGATTACATCTACCAAGTCCTCTCGAATACCAGTAGTATCATACGTGTCGTACAAGTTAGTTGGTTGTGCCATTTGGCTCCTCCTTTAAGTTATACGAGACTTCGGAAGATTCTAGCTGCATCAGCAACTTTACCAGTCTTCTTCAGTCTTGAGAGTTGTTGACGTTTAGCCTCTGCTGCTTGTTGACCTTTTGATTTTGATACACCGCTTTTAACTACTTTAGGAGCATTGACCGCTTTCTTTTTGATCTGTGGTTTAGCTTGTTGAAGATTACGATAAGCCATCGCATCTCTTACTAACAATACATATCTGTGGTCATAAACAGAATCTATTTCTTGATTGTTAAATCCTACAGATGAAAGATAATCTCTCATTTGTTTTCGAAATTGCGGTCCTTTTTCTGGATGCGTCATCTCTGGAATTTTAACAGTCATTTGTTTCTGTTGTTCCTCAAGGTACTTGTTAAACTCTTCCATTTGTAATTGTTGAGTTTGTTGTTGCACTTGTTGTAGCTGTTCGTTTTTCTTTCGCATTTTATGCTCAAGTCTTGCAGCTTCAACTGGATCTTCGTCATAAAGTTTTTCAAAATCCACTTGTGCGTACTCTTGTTGTAGTTGAGCTTGTGCAGCTTGATTTAATTGGTCTAGCTTTGCAAGTTTAGTTTCAACGTCTTTTTTTGATCTTTCGACAAAATCACTTGTCTGTTGTTTTTCAACAGCAAGTTCTTGTGTCTTTCTTGTGTAATCTGCGTTCCGTTGATACCCTTGAATTAACTCATCTTGGGTCACCTCGTAATTCGTACCATCAATGGTTACGGTATAAATAGGCTCCTCAGAGTTTTCTTGTATATCTTCCGACTCAGATAATTCGTTTTGTTCCTCTTGTGGTTCAGTAAAATTTTCTTTTTCCTGATCCATATATGGAACATCACTTGGGTTTACAGTTTCTTCGCTAGAGGTTTCTACCTCTGCTTCTTCTGTTTCTTGTTTCGTAGATTGAGCTACTGCTTCCTCTACAGGTGTAACCTCTTCAGATGCCTCTCCAGTCATTAGACCTTTGATTATATTTCCTGCTTCGATTACGTTTGTTGGTTGGCGGTCTGCCATACCGACCTCCTTTTAAATGTTACACTCCCTTATGGGTTGGTGTATTCGATTTAAGCCGAATTCTTTTTAAGCTGATTTAATTGTGTGGCTGCTAATTTGCCAGTCTCCATTACTGTACGGAGATGGTTTTCTACTCTATCTGTTAAATGATAGGCCTGCCATAACGCTCTACGAGCTTCATCCTCATTGTGTTTTGTGTTGAGAATGGCTTGTTGAAACTCTTTCTTTAAAGTTTCAAACGATTCTTTTATTAATGGTTCTTCAAGAAGTAGTTTTGCTTTTTCTCCTCTTGATACCTCACTCGTTAGTTTGCTCTTGTCCATTAGTTACATTTTGCATGATTTGTTGTCTTTGGTCAAGTTGACGATTTATAACATCTTGTGCTTGTTCTCGTATCTTGCCTTGTTGAACTAAATCTTCTTTTGCAAGCATTGCATCTCTTCGGATCTCAGCTTCATTAATTTTTGTACCGTATTGAAGTTCTAATTCTTTAATACGTGTTTCAAATTTTAATATCATTTCTTGATAGCTTTTTTCTAGTTCTTTAATTTTTATTTCGCTATCTATTTGTTTACGTAAGTTCTCACCCTGCACCTGCATCTGAGATACTTTTTCAAACTCAGTAGGTTGTGGTGGTTGAGGTGGAGGCATTTGTTGCATACCCACATCTGGATCTGTAAAGAACAATCCAGTGTTTTTTAAACCAGCATTCTCAACTATTTTAGAAAGTGTGTTGTAAATGTTTCTTAAATTTACCATAGGACCAGCAGGTGTACCCTGTAGCTCCAATGCTTTTAGTTGTGTTTGTAAAATGTTATTAAGTATTGCAAGTTGTTGATCTCTTGATCCTGTGCCTAATCCTACGTTGATTGTAACATTACATCTGTTACGCCATTCCATAGGTCTGAATGGTACAAACTTATTTCTAATTTTAATAATTCTTTCTTTATCTTGGTGTTTAACAACAAGTTCAAATATTTTGTGGAACATATCTTTAACACCTGTCTCTGCAAATATACGTGCAATCAACTCAACTCGCATTTGTGCTTGTGTTAAAATTACATTAACACCAGTAGCTGTTTTGTTTAGTGAGTCAGCATCCATACCTTGTGAGTATCTTGTGATACCTGTGCGTTGTTCTCTTACAGTGTCAAGGTATTCAAGCAAAGGAAAGGCTTGTTGATTAATTGTTTGTGTTTGCATTGGCATCATAACCTGACCAGGTGCGCCTTTAGTTCTTACAACACCTCCAGGTCTGTTAGTTAAAAGATCATCAAGGTTTACTTGACCATCCATAACTGCAACTCTGTTGTTGTTTGTTAGATACATATTATCTAACAACTGTCTCATCACTGTAGACTTGATAAGTTGTAGGTCTTCAGTCATTTCTGAAACTGATCTACCAAAGAATCTGTGTGGAACCATAATAGGTGTTACAGATACAAAAGGTACGCTGTCACACAAAACATCATCAAGAATTACATAACCACCAACTCCTGCCATTGTAATCTTTCTTAGTTTTGCTATACCATCACCTTCTTCATCAATCTTTACATAACATTCAAAAACCGTAATTTCATCTGTTGATGCTTCACCTGCATTACTTTCGTAATCGTAATCAAGATTTCTATATCGTGTAACTTTTTCTTCGTTGTATTTATCGGCTGTGTCAGTCGGTAGTCTGTCAATTATATCTGCATCAAAGCCAGCTTCGATTAACTGTGTTCTAGTTTGTGTAGTTCTGTGTGCAACAAAGTTTGCATCTTCTATGCTTTTTGCTCTTCTTTCAATCAAAAACTCTTCTGGTGGTATAGTTTCTATTTTTACTTTACCATATTCTTCTGTTCTTGTGATAACCACATCATGCAAGTTTGCTATTGGTGCGTTCTCTATTTGTTCTATAACTACAGGATCAAGCGTTTGTTCTTTTAATTTTTCTTTTTGTTCTTCAGCAGCTTCATCCATGTACTCAGTATGTTCTTTTACTTCAACGCCAGGTTCATCAAGTAACATTGTATATTCATCGTCACTTAATTTTTCGTAAGTTTCTTGTTCTTGTTTTTCAGATGTGTCCCAATAAATTTTTGCAATACCATTTTTTTGTATCAGTGCATCTTTGAATAGTGTGTATAGTGAAACAAAACCATCGTTGTCTTTGTTAAAAACATAATTCAAATAATCAGTTGCTTGTTTTGCAACTTCTTCATCTTCTGCTGTAACAGGATCACACCTTACTACATCGTCACTAGCAGCAAATGTTCTCAGCAGTGTCGGTAAAATACTTTCGATAACATCACTTACATCTGTTGAAACAACTTGTGATCTACCTTCTTGTTCGTTTCCAAACGGTTCACCAAAATAATATTCAAGTGATTTTTGTCTTTGTGTTGTTATATCCGAACCAATGTAACCAAGTGATGCGTAAATCTCTGACTGCAATACCGCAGCTACTTCTGGTTCTGTTAAAGGTTTTCCTTTTGCCATTATACTATATACCTTGTATCAATATTTATTTCTGTTGTCCACTGACTTGCCGTACCAGGATCTATCGCACATCCATATCGAAATGCGTCAGCTCCGTGTGAAGACCAATCATGTAACGGTTTATTTTTAAATGTTTGCATCCTGTCATCAAATTCTTTACGGTATTGGCGCAAACATTCAATACCTGCTTTACATTTATTTCTATCAAACCAACAGTCATCAAGTGTATTTCTTACAGACTCGATACCATGTTGGACTTCTAGTTTAGGACAAATATCAAAATTAATTCCAAGTTCTCTTGCAACTTCTAATCTTGATTTACCTGTTCCAAGTTCACGTGCCACAATATCATGTGGTGCTACGTGTCTTCCATAATTATACGCTTTATCTTCTAAAACATTTGCGTAATGTGCAAGTGCTTCACCAGATGTTTCGTAATAATCTATCAAATGTATTTCGTTACCGACTCTCTGAGCAAACCATATAGCGGTTGAATCACCGATACCTAAATCCCACCAAGTTTCTACATCGCTATTTTTATCGTATTCAACATCCGTTATACGGTTTTCTTTCTCAGCTTTCTGTATCTGCTTACCGTAATAAGATCCAGATACAGCAGCTTGGAAACTACATTCAAACTCTTGTTCGTATTGATCTTCAGGCATTGTAAGTTTTGCTTCATCCAACTCATCGTCTGGTATAACTTGAGTTTCGGAAGCTCTGTACAATACTGCTTTCCAATCTCCGCCTCTTCTTCTTGCTAGATCGTAAACATCCCAGAACTGATTGTGGCCCATGGGTGTTCCTATAAATATTACATAACCTAGTTTATCTGCAATGGCAGGTCTTACAATCTCTGTCCATGTACGAGGTGACATAAGGGCAAATTCATCCAGACACACTCCATCAAAGCCAAGGCCTCGAAGTGAGTCTGGGTTGTCTGCCCCAAAGATTTGTATTCTAGAACCATTCCAGAGATCAATCTTTAGTTCAGTTTCATGTTTGCTACCACCGAGTCTCATTAAAGGCTCTGTGTATTCTTTTAAATAGTCGTAAGCGACTGCCTTACCTTGTCTATAAGTCGGTGCTATGTATGCAAGCCGTGCATTTGGTTTTTCACAAGCTGTGATAATCAAATGGTTTACGGCAAAAACTGTTTTACCAAACCTACGGTGACAACAGATAACATTAAATCTTTTTAGATTGTTATGTAATTGTTGTTGCAATGGCCGTGGTTCATACGGTATTTCAATATCCATTATCTAAGAATTTTATTTATATAATCTTGTGTTTCTTTTGGTAGTTTGTCAAAATTAGATCCAGCTTTAATCCATTTATCTGTTTTTGTTGGACCCATATTAAAAGCAGCTAATGCAGAAACTACATTGTTATCATATTTGTTCATCATTGCTGTAAAATAATCTGTTCCAAATCTTACATTTTCAACAGGATCAAAAGGATCTTCCAAAGGTTTAACACCAAAACCAGGTTGTTTTGCTGTATCATCCATGATTTGCATCAACCCTTTAGCTCCAGTTCTTTCATTTACTGCATCAGGATTACCAGAGCTTTCAGCCATAATTATTTTAGGTATCAAACTATCTATTGATGGTTTAGTTTCTTCTAGAAGTCCTAAATACTTTGACGGTAAATTAGCACCAATAAAACTATTTATATCAGAAAGTAAACCTCTGATCGCAGTAGCTCCATCAATTACTGCCATTTTTTTTTCTCCAGCCGATGGTAACGGCCACAGGCTTATCACTATCACCAGTAACAGTATTGCTAACAGATGATAACCTGGAGTGAACAAACGGTGCAGCCCTCTCAGCAGCCCACATTTTTCTTTCAGGGCTTGACGCTTTGTTGTTAAGAACCCTAAGCATATATTCCAATGGCGATACTTCATCTTTCCCCAACGCTTTCTCCAATCGTTCACGTTTCGTACCAGCCTTTACACCCCTTGGCCTTCCAGCTCCCTCTCTTTTTCCACCGTGTTTCATGCTCTTGTACTCTTTCCGTAAAATTTCTTCATAATTTCATTAATAGATTGACCAGAATATTTCTTTTGCACGCCTTTACCCAAGACACCCTTTTGATCGTAATAAAAACTTTTACGTCTAGGCTGTCTCATTCTTGATTGCCTTTGTAAATTTCTAACTATTCTTCTTAATTCTTTTGATGTCATGTTACCAATTCTTGCATGACCAGTATCTGGCCGTTAATTTAGAAGGCGGTTGTGTATCACACTTGTGCCTTGCTCTAAAAGACTTACGTCTCTTAGGTTGTGATTTTTTTATGGAGAGATTTGGGTCTCCATATCGTATTAGTTTTACCTGTTTGCC